ACTCACAAGGATTCAATGATTCTGATTTAATTGATTTTCATTTAGAATTACAAAACCCATCAATGATTCATGAACAAGAGAAACTTGAACTTATGACTCAACAAGTAGAAGTAGCTGAAAGAGCTATAGATACTAAGTTGTTTAGTCGTAAGTGGTTATATGACAATATATTTGACTTTAGTGATGAACAAAAAGTAGAACTATTTGAAGGTATAGTAGAAGATACTAAACAAAAGTTTAGATTAGAGCAGATAGAAACAGAAGGTTCAGATCCTGCTAAAGAACCACCGCCAAGTGAAGACGAGGAGGAAGATGATTTTGAGGTAAGTAGAAAAGGTGATTGGGGTGGAAGTGAAAAAGATCCTTTTAAAGACATGGAAAATATGGAAGATAGATATGGACATGAAAGTTTAAAGGATACTGATAGGTCATATGGAAAAAGAAAATTTAAAGGTAAATCACCTCTTGCCACATCGAAAGCTAGTACATTAGTTGCTCGTGAGGGTATTTTAGACCAACTTAAAGAGAAATTTCCTAAAAAGAAAACTCCTCTATTAAGTGAAGATAACATAATAAAAGAGTAATTTACCACTTTATCTAAATTCTGTTATATTTATATATGAATAATTGTATCAAAATCTTTGGAATAATATATGAGCAAATTTAAGCATAGTAAACTAAGAAATACGGGATTACTCTTTGAGTTCCTTTTGAGACAAGTCACCGTAGATGTTTTGAACAAGAAAAAGGAGTCACCAGCACTTAAAATCATTAAAACTAAATTTAATGAACATACAGAGTTGGGAAAGGAGCTGACCTTATACAATCTTATCATGACAAAGAAATTTAAGTCAGATAAGAAAGCTGATTTCTTTTTATCAGAAGTCATTAGACAGAGGGGTAAATTAAATAACATGAATCTTCGTAGAGAGAAGTATAATGTTATTGCTACTATAAAAGAATCATATGATGTGGATCAGTTATTTAGTTCCAAAGTTCCAAATTATAAAACCTTTGCTTCAGTATATAAATTATTTGAAGGTATAAATGAAATGGGTGCTGACGAAAAAACAGAAAGTTATTTTATAATAATTGAAAATGTCACAACCATGAAACATACTAAAAACAAATCTTATATACCTGAAGAATTTAAGGATAAAGATTTAAGAATCCTTTCTTATAAAACACTTTTAGAAAAGTTCAATAAAAAATACACTAACCTTTCTGATGAACAAAAACATGTTCTAAAAGAATATATTAGTAATATTTCTAATACAAATAACTTTTCTGTGTTTGTAGAAACACAAATACCAAAACTTAAAAAGAAGTTAGATAGTAAGATTAAGAAAGTAAAAGATAAAGTATTAAGAATTAAGTTAAGAGAAGCAATTAATTGTGTTGATAAGTTCTGTTTAAACGAATCAAAACAGACAGATGATAATTCTGTTGTCCAATTGTTGAGATACTATGAACTCGATAAAGAACTCTCCAAAGTTTAATTCTATAGTTAAAGAATTAGCAAGTAGTTTATACAAAAAAAAGTTAAAAGAGATAACTACTACTGCTAGTATTGATGGATATGAAACACCTAATGCTTTTAAAAATAAAGGATTGGGTAAAAAAAAGAAAAAAAATATTGAAAAACAAACTGGATATAAGTTTGTTGATGAAGCTTTATCTAATGATGATATCAAGAAGATAAAGAAAGAAATAAGAAAAGAAGTATCCGATATCCTTTTTGATATTTGGATTAAACGAAACTCTTGGGGAGGCAAATAGATGTCAAGATATGAGGCAGATCCTAATAATCCTTTAAAAATGATACCAAAGCAAACTGATTCACAGAATGCTAGTGGTATCGCTACATTTGCTACAGACGCTTTAGCACAAGTTGCTAATCCTGTTGCTGGTACAATGACCTTTAGTCAACAGAGTAATAAAATTTTTATCTATAATGGAACTGCTTGGGTAAAGACAGCTGCTTTGTCATAACATAGGAATATAAAATGAATAAAAAATTATTAGTAGATGTAAGACCATTTGATATATCTCGTCAAAAGATTGATGAGAGTATCAAAGAAAACGATGGTCGTTTAATAGTAAAGGGTGTATTACAGAGAGCTGAATCTAAGAACCAAAATGGTAGGGTATATCCAAGAGAAGTTCTTATGAAAGAAACTACTAAGTATTTAGAAGAACAAGTTTCTGAAAGAAGAGCACTTGGAGAACTCGACCATCCAGATTCATCAGTTGTGAATCTAAACAATGCGTCACATAATGTTATAGAAATGCATTGGAAGGGTGATGACCTTTTAGGAACTGTAGAAGTTCTATCAACACCTGCTGGGAACATTTTAAAAGAATTATTTAAATCAGGTATTAAGTTAGGTATTTCATCAAGAGGACTTGGTTCAGTAGAACCAATGAGAGAAGGTGAAGGAGACACTGTTGAAGTTCAACCAGACTTT